ATTGGCAGAGGCTTCCGCAGTAACAGCACCAGCACTACCAGTATGAACATGCAGCGTACCGTCTGGAGAGGTCGTCCCTATTCCTACGTTGCCTGATGAGTCTATGGAGGCTTTTACGCTGCCTCCTGACACTAACTGGAGAACATCGGTGTTGTGGTTATACGCTATGCCTCCCCTATACTCTGCATCCCCAGATGTACCATCGGCAAAGTATAAGGCTCCAGTTGTATCGGTGGCGGTAGCAATAGTAATGCCACCTAGCCCGCTTGCTTGATGTACGACAAGATTATCTGCTCCCGTATAATAACTGCTGGGGCTTGTTGTCCCTATTCCTACGTTGCCACTAGAGTCTTGAGTAAAGGCGCTGGGAATATTGGACGGACCCATAAAAAAAGAACCAGCAGCGTTTTTCCACATTCTATGTGAAATAGCATTTGAACTAGTCAGAGCTATACCATCACTAGAGGCGTCTCCATCTTGTCTAACGACTAAAGTACCTCCCGAAGTTGTAACTCCAGTTCCTCCATTAATTTCAAGCTTAGCCGTAGGAGCGCTTGTCCCTATTCCTAAACGCTCAGTAGAAGCATCCCAGAAGAACTTTGGAGTCGTGCCAGTCGATTCAAAAAATGACACATCGTTGTTGGTATTAATTTTAACTAAATCTTTTCCAGCAAGGTCTTCAATAAGAAAACCAAAATCCGCAGTAGCGCTTGTATTTGCTCTAAGCGCGTAGCCGTTAGTCTCTGTTGCATCGGCAATCAAAATAGCATCTGCGGCAGCGCCAAGAACTTTTACATCACCGCCATCAACAGTCAGCCCATCCATCGTGGCTGTGCCTGTTACGTCTATGCCTGTGGAGGTGGTGGCTAATTTTACTGCGCCATCATAGTATGCTTGAAGAGCGTTGTTTTTCTGCCCTCGCAACATTATTTTACCTTCGTCACTTTCCAAAAGAACATAAGATGCGCCTTGCAGTTTTAAATTTCCTGCTCCTGCATCTTTGACATAACTATGGCTCCCATCATGGTAAATCTGTAGGTCAGAGCCAGCACCAAAGATAGCTTTGCTATTGTCAGCAAAGGTTATGTCATCGCCAGTGGATACGGCTAGGTCTGTGCCGCCTGTGGTGTTACCAACAACTAACACTTCTGGTAAGGAGTCGTGAGCAGCAGAAGAGGTATCTACATAAGCTGTGGTAGCCACCTTAGTCGAGTTATCCGATGCTGCTTGGGTTGTGGCAGTTACTGTACTAGCTAATGCCCCTGAGTAGGTTGTTGCGGTTATAGTGCCACTAAATCTATTCAACGTTACGTTAGTATCGCCAAAGGTCATCTCGTTATTGGCGTTTACGGCTGAAGGAGCTGCGTTATAGCCAATCAAGGTCAGGTTGGCACCTGTGGTGACTGTGTGGCCCGCTTGGTAGCCGATGGCAGTGTTGGCATTACCTGTACTTAAACCTAAAGAATCATAGCCAACGGCTGTGCTACTACTACTAGTGATGTTTGTAAATAGAGCGTATGTACCGAAAGCAGTATTTCCACTACCTGTGGTGTTCTTTTCTAGCGTTGAAGACCCAAAGGCGCTGTTGTAGCTGCCCGTTCCGTTATTGTATAGAGCGGCATAACCCAAGGCGCTGTTGTTACTGCCTGTGTTATAATATAGAGAGTATGCACCAACGGCAGTGTTGTTAGTACTAGTTACGTTATAATATAGAGAGTATGCACCAACGGCAGTGTTGTCGAAGGCAGTGTTGCTCCACAGGGCTGTATAACCAACGGCTGTGTTGTGTTCGCCAGAAACGTTTTTAAACAGTGCTTGATCCCCAAAGCCGCTGTTTCTAAGTCCACTTACGTTCTTTTCAAGAGCGGATACACCGAAAGCAGAGTTTCTATGTCCCCCTACATTAAATTGAAGTGCTGTTTCTCCAAAGGCGCTGTTTCTAACTCCATCTTCGTTACTCTGGAGCGCTTTATCACCGTAAGCAGAGTTTCTAGTGCCTGTAGTATTGGCTGCGAGGGCAGATACACCTACCGCTGTGTTACTGCTGATGGAACCAGCACCGAGGCCGACTGTTAGGGTTTGTATAGTAGCTGCGCCAGTAGTGGTTAACCCCACAAACGTAGGACTGTCCGCAGTAGCGACACTCTGGTTCATCTCTGCCGCAAGCTGTAGATCAGACGCTATGGCGGTGACAAATACTGTAGCACCTGCTCCCGTAAGGTTTAACAGAGCGCCTGTAGAGCTTTGGATAAGAGTTCGCGTTAAAGTAGTGCCGGAAGTGGTGTAAGCACCCGTGCCTATCTCCCAAGCAAGCCCCTCTTCAAGGACGTAGGACAAGATTTCTGCGTTGGTGACCCCACTATCGGAAAAAGTCTGGAACCCCGCTACGGCAGTGCCTAGCGTCAAAGCTCCCGTTCCGGCAGTAGTGGTGTATACCTTAGCTCGGTTAACTAGAGTTACCATTACAAACTACTCCTAAGCGATACGAATTATAGCGTTGTTTGCATCGCCTGCTGGGAAGACGATAGTAAAGTCCCCCGAAGTAGCAGTCTTATCAGCGCCAAAATTAAGTACTGCCACGGCAGGGTTAGTGCCTGCGTTGTTCAGGTAGATTAAAGCGCCACGAGCAGTAAAACTTGCGGTAGGCCATGTTATATCTGTAAAGTCCAAGAACGCCGTAGTGCCTGTAGACGTAGGTACTTGAGAAATAGCCAACAGTTTGCCACCAGCGGTATAACCTGTTCCCGCAATCTCATTAACCGTAGTATACGTAGTTGTAGTCGCGTCTAGTGTAGCCGCGTTGGTATACAGCGCGATATAAAACGTCTGTGAAGTAGTCGCACTAAAGTCGAATGTCCCATTAAGAATGCCAACTTTAAACGATGTAGCCATAGCTTGTGAAATAGCCATTTTCTTTCCTCTTTAAATTAGCGCGGTTCTACTCTAAGTTGACCAGAACGGTACATATCTTCGCGCATTTTGCCATCACCCAAGTTCTTTAACAGCGTCATAGCATCTACATACATCTTGTTATACAACTGAACCATGTCTTGGTCGCCCTTCATAAAACGTATTGCCTGAATAAGCGCACCGTTAAGCAATGCCGAGTCAAATTCATCCCCAAGCCACGTAGTGCCTGCTGTAACAATACTCTGGGGGTAATACCCGTAGTGTAATTCAACGGCATACGCTAAGTCTGGGGTTGGGCCTAGGATAAACGCTGTATCGTCAAACAACCCGTAGTGTTTGGGCTTGCTGGTACTCGTAGGGTTTGGGTATGCCTCTCGGACAAAGTTAACGTCTTTATTGAGCAAGTACGTGTAGTCGCCAGCAGCGTCTATAACTGCTAAAGAGAACGGATATAAGAAGTCTGTAGGGTATACCAAATACTTATTGCCAATACCTAAAGTACCTGTCTGATTCCGGCGCAGGGCAGGTATTTGCACAGAGTTATAGATACCCTGCTCAGCCTGTTCGGTAAACATAGCAAGTTGCGCTTCGGTAAACGTCTGCTCACAGATGTCTTGGATGTTTGTTTTAAGCTCGGTGTAATTCACCCGCTAACCCTCTTAGGCCATTGGTCCACGAGCAAGAAGCCCTTTAGTAGCTGCACCTGTGCCGCGTACTTTAATGCCACTAGTCTTTAAGTTGGCTGGTGGGGCATTGAGACCATCGAGGTCAACTGTGTACACCGTAGGCGTATCAGGGAAGTCAATTATCTTAGGGGTTTTTACTTTTGATCTGGATTTATTTTTCATTGCCGTCTCCTAGCTAGTAACTACCGTGACTTGGCCTACGGTACTTGTAGCTTCTAAAGTGTCTGGAGTGAGTCCAAAGGGATCGTTTAGCCCAACTGGCCCCCAACCCCACTGAATATTTATACTACTAAAGTTACCTGCGGGTACTATGCTCTGATCTGGTCGCGGGTTTCGTATCGCTTGCGGATCATCTACTGGGAACGTACCCAGCATAAGTTGTGGTTGGCTCGGATTCCAACACTCAGGACAAGCCTTTATCTCGGTCTCTATCCCTTTAACCACTAAATTCTTTAGCTGCTTTAGTCTGTACTGAAACCCGCACACATCGCACATGGCGAGTGCTCTTTTATTTGAGGCGAACCTGTTGCTCATGGGTTAACCCTAATAGCTGCTCAGTCTTGGCACAAGGCGTATTGTTGCTTTCTCTCTGTCTTCACCCGCCGCTAGCTCAAATTG